TCTACACTAGATCGCTCGTCGGCAGCGTCAGATGTGTATAAGAGACAGGAGACACCCAGGGCAACCAGTTTGACGCCAAAGCCAAGGTGGTGATCCTATCTCCAGTCACGGCCACGGTCGCGACTGGCCGAGAGAATCCCGTCGACCGCCGGGATCGAATCACACTTCCGTCTGGCCTCACCTCCACGGACCTCTTTGTGAAGGGTCTTGTGAACCCCACAACGGGTGCTCCATACATGTTGGAGATTTGGCTGGCATGAGCGAGAATATCAAGGGACTAGGTGAGCTTCGAGCACGCATGAACCGATTCATGAACCAAGCTCCAAGAGAGATGATCGGATCGATGCAACAAGCGACCGAAGTCATCGCCACGGAGTCACGTCGCAAGACGCCTGTGGACACTGGTGCGTTGCGAGCAAGTCACCGAGTCCCACCGCCGCAAGGCCTCTCAACTTCAATCACCGTGGGCGGACCCGCTGCACCATATGCGATGCACGTCCACGAGCGAACCAACGTCCGGCACAAGGGCAAGACAGCAGCCAAGTATCTAGAGAACGCGGTCAAGGAAAACCCCTTTGACAAACTGGTGCTTCGGATGTTCGACCTTCGCAAGGCAAGCAGATGAACTGGACTGAAGAGATTGCAACCTACCTGGCGGCCGACAGCAACGTGTTGCTGGACGCGGCTCAGCTCGTCAAGGGGACGACCATCTTCAATGCGAAGGTGGACACCCCTGATGCGATGGTGGCAATCATCAGCACGGGCGGTCGTCCAGCTCGCAAGCACTTCAGCGAGACCAAGGGGACGACCTGGAGATTCCCGACGGCTCAGATCCTCTGCCGTGGAGTGGCTGGTGACAGCGCAACTCCTGAGGCTCTGGCCGAGCTCGTCTACGAGTCCCTCGGGAAGATCGATGCGTCCACGCTCTCCGGAACCTTCTATGGTCCAACCGCCCTGATGCAAGACCCCTTTGTGCTCGAGCGAGACGAGCGAGACCGGGTCATCTGGGCGTTCAATGTTTGGTTTGAGAGGCGAACACCATGAGTCTAGTAGATCCTCACGGCAACGAGGTCAAGTCCAAGGACGGACGGACCAAGACCGTGATGTCTGATTCCACCTGCCACAAGTGCGACGCTCCCGCTCAAGGACGGCTGACCACCTTCGGCGATAACACCCTATGCGGCCGCTGTGGCGAGCCGGTATTGGAGGGCTAAGAGATGGCAACGAAGAAAGCGGCCGAGGGCAAGCCCAGCAAGAAGGCCGTTCAGAAGAAGATCGCAGACCGGACCAAGGCTTTGCTGAAGTCCGATCGTCCCATCGATGGGGCTACCCTGCGGATCGTCAAATTCCACCCCCGCCGAGAGGGCCAGCCCATGAAGGACATCCTCGCTCGAAGCGATGATGGCACAGCCTTCGTGGTGGTCAAGGCGGGCTCGAGCAACTGTGGCCGGTGCAGGGATCAAGTCCTGCTCCGCTCCATGCTGGCGAACGGCTACGTGCAGCCGATCCTAGGAGACTGATATGCCCTTCCGAAGTTCAGCTGTAGCCTGGGGGTTCATCGATGGATTCTCCCTGGTCGCAGCCAGCGCGAAGAAGGTGGCCGCGGGTATCCTCTCGGTCACTGAAGAGAAGACTGGCATCGGTGTCTCGGCGAGGGAGCACGCTCCCACCGGGATGATCGAAGGCAAGTTTGAAATCGAGGGAGCTCTGTGGGACACAACCGCAACAACGGGCTCGCACGCAGGACTCATCGACGGGGCGATCCCGGCGAGCCCTCAGGCGACCGCACGTGTGACGTGCTTCGGCTTCTCAGGTACAACCGGCGAACCGTTCTACGGTGGCCAAGCGTCCTGGCAAACTGAAGCCGATGTGACTGCGGAGCACGGCGCTCTGCAGAAGGCCAATGTGGTCCTCCAGGTTTCTGGCGAGATGGAGGAGGGAGTCATCCTTCAGCCTCTCGCAACCAAGACCGCTGACTGGGATACCGAGTCCACCCCGGTGGACAACGCGGCATCCTCGGCAGACGGTGGATCTGGTTACCTCCAGGTGATCGAGCTCGACACGTTTACGGCGTTTGACGGAGCCATTCATGACTCCCCAGATGACGTGACCTACACCGAGCTCATCGACTTCACCCAGGTGACTAGTGCTCCCGCCGCGGAGCGAGTGACGGTGGCCGGTACGGTTGACCGATACCTGGCTTTCAACGGAGATGTGACCGGCACCCCTGGACAGGTCCAGGTGTTCGGCGGTTTCCATCGCAACTAACCTCCTAAAAGGGAGACGAGAACATGGCTGGTAACTACGGCTCTGGCTCGGTCACTGTCAACCTCGACAGCACGCCGGGCGGATCGCAAGCCGCGATCCACAACTTCCTTCTGAACGGTCTGTCCGCCAAGGACATCGCCGAGACGATGGAAACCACGGGTCTGGGTGACTCGGCACGCGAGCACACCCCGACCGGAATGGAGGCTCACGAGGACATCCCCCTCGAGGGTCTCTGGGACACCACGAGTTCGACCGGATCGCATGCGGTCCTCGGCTCCGTGGATACGGACCCGAACGGCGGGACGCGCACTCTCACGGTGGTCATGGGTGATTCCAAGACCTGGGCCGGCGAGTGCATCCTGGCTGAGTACGAAGTGATCGCGGAGGTCGGCTCGCTGACCAAGTTCCGCGCTGTGCTCCGTCCGTCGGGTGCGTTCACCTGGAGCTAAAGCTAATCCGGGGTGGCCGCTATGGCCACCCCGGCAAGCTCCAACCTTCACAACACGAACAAGCGAGAAGCAACATGGCGCTAGTTAGTCAAGACCCCGAGGTCATCGAGATTCCTCACGAAGAGGGATGTGCCTTCGGCCTCATCCGTCTGAACCACACCCAGCTGGCCGAGGCCCGTCGCAAGGCGGACTCCAAGAACCGCCAGCAGATGCGTGAACTGGGCGGCGAAATCTTCGCGGCCATCACCAAGAAGGACGACGAGGACGAGGACGGAGAGCGAGCAGCGGAGCGGACCCGTCAGGTCCTAGCCCGGCTCGAGTATGATCCGGCCTCGTTCGATCGCGCAACGGTACTCCGCTATGGACTACGGTCCTGGGAAGGCGGGGACTATGACTCGATCAAGCTGTCCCCCAAGAAGGTCGAACTGCTCGACGAGCCGACCGCCAAGTGGGCCCATGATCTCATCATCAACATGTCCAAGCCGGAGAGTGCCGAGGAGGGAAACGCCAGCTAATCGAGCTGTACCACTACCTCGCCCAAACCGAAGGGGCAACCTGCCCATGGGTGTGGCTAGTCAGTTCGATTTGTGAGACCTTCAACTGCTTGCCTTCGGAGGCAGTTAGGGAACTCGAAGAAGACCCCACCAACTTGGCTCTAAGGATCATCCCGATGCGACGATTTGAACAAGCTTTCCGGTACAAGGACAAGCCAGTCAAAGAGCGCCCAGAGGGACTCCGTGGAACCATTGATGAGGTCAACGCGATAGAGCTCGAAATCAAAGCTAAAGAACTAGGAATCGGCGGCGCAGTCGAGGACGAGTAAATGCTGAATGTAGGCACGCTTCAAGTCATCTTCAAGATGCGGGATGAGGTCATCCCGATCGCCAAGAAGATTGATGCACAACTGAAGACCACGGGCGACCGTGTGAAACAGACCGGAGACCGGTTCAAGGCCGCAGGTATGGCCATGACCGTTGGTCTCACGGCTGCAGTCGCTTTGCTTGGCGGCGGAGCGGTCAAGGCCTACGCTGATTTCGACTCGGCCATGACGAAGTCAATGGCCATCATGACAGACGTGGAGGGTAAGCAAGACTCTATGGCGCGAGTCGCCAGAGAGACAGCGCTTACCTCCACATTCTCCGCTGAAGAGACCGCAGAGGCCTACTATTTCCTGGCCTCTGCGGGTCTCTCAGCTGAGGCCTCCATGGAGTCGCTCGGCACCATGGCTCAGTTCGCTCAGGCGGGTGCCTTCGATATGGCCCTCGCGACTGACCTGCTGACCGATGCTCAGAGCGCCCTCGGGTTGTCGTTGGACGACCCCATTGAGAACCTCAAGGAGATGACCCACGTAGGTGACGTGCTCGTTAAGGCGAACACGATCGCAAACGCCTCCGTGGAGCAATTCAGCAAGTCGCTTACCACCAAAGCTGGTAACGCGATGAAGCAGCTCAACATTGACGTTGAGAGCGGTGTGGCTGTACTGGCGGCCTGGGCTGACCAGGGTGTCAAGGGCGAGCTCGCTGGTGAGCGGTTCGCGATCGTCACACGAGACCTCCAGAAGGCAGCTGCGAACAACGCCCAGGTGTGGGACGACGCGGGCATCGCAGTCTTCGACGCCAACGGCAAGTTCAATGACATGAGCTCGATCATCGAGCAGATGACAGCTCGCCTCGGCCCCATGAGCGACGAGCAGAAAATCGCCGAGCTCCAGATGCTCGGGATGAGCTTCAAATCCATCGACGCCACGAAGTCATTGCTGGGCCTCAGCGAGAAGGTTCGCGAGTACGAGGCCGACCTTCGCGGGGCGGGTGGCACGATGGAAACCGTCAGCAACAACCAGCTGCAATCCTTCTCCGCTCAGATGTCACTGGCCAAAGCCCAGATCACCGACGTGGCGATCGAGTTCGGCGGAGCTCTTGTGCCCGCCATCGAGAAGGGTCGCGAGCTCTTCGACAAGCTCATGCCCTACGTGCGAGACGCCGTCGCCTGGTTCAAGAACCTCAGCCCAGAGGTGCAGCTCGGAGCGGTCGCCTTCGCGGCGGTCGTGGCCGCTGCCGGTCCGGTCCTAGTTGTGGTCGGTTCGATCATCTCGGCGGTGGGTGCTCTCCTCCCGGTTATCGGCACCATGGTGACCATCCTGACCGGCCCGGTCGGATGGGTCGCAGCCCTGGTCGCACTCGCCCTCAGCTTCAAGACGACGAGGGACTGGGTGTTCTGGTTCGTCGGTGCCATCAAGGACCATCTCATGAAGTGGGTCGACGCAGTGCGCGACTCGATGGAGCGATGGGCCAATGTGTTCGGAGCCGTCCGCGACGGCATGGGCAAGATCGGCGAGAAGCTCGGCCTGACCACCCCCAAGGTGGAGGACCTAGCGGTCTCCGCCGACAAGGCGGCTGTGGCCATCGAGAAGGTAGGCGGTGGGGTCGTCCACCTCGCTCCGAAACTTCCCCCGGTAGCCGCTGCGGTTCAGACCCTGGACGACCGGTTCGCGGCCCTGGATGCACGCCTCGAGGGCTATGTCGAGAACCAGCGACTGGCTGAGGGAGCGACCGCCGCAGGACAAGCCGCCATGGAGCGGCTCGACGGTGAGATTGACGGATACGCGGTCGCCATGCACGACTACGGGCTGGAGATTGAGTTCACCGCTGGAGCGATGAACGGACCCACCCCGAACAGCCTCGCCTCCGCCTCCCTCGTCATGAGCGATGCGATGACCACCGTGGATCAAGTCTTCAACATGACGATGCCCACGGTGAACGCTCTCGGCCAGGAGGTCGACCAGGTAACTGGTGAGGCCAATGACTTCTTCGACTCGATCAAGACTGGCATCCCGCTGCTTGACGGATTGGTCAAGGGCTTCGAGGATCTTTGGAAGGGCCTAACGGGTGGCGAAGGTATCAGCGGCATGCTGAGCAACATCGGAGCCGGCTTGGCTGAAGGTATCGGCCAGCTGCTCTCTGGTGGGCTCGCATCGATCGCCAGTCAAGCCCTCAGCTGGGGCATCGGATTCATCAAGAATCTCTTCGGCCCTGACCAGCAAGAGCTCGAAGCCCGGAACCTCATCAACACCTTCGAGCAAGACGTTCTCAACCCCCTCCTGGACGCTGGTCAGTTGCTTGAATCTGGTGGCGAGCAGTGGGCCATGACGAACATCGCCATCCGCGATTCCTACTTGGCCCTGGGCTACTCCGCAGAGGAAGCCGCAGCGATGGCCACGAGGTTCACCGACGCGGTGCGTGAGGGACCTGAGGCGGCCGCAGCGGTACTTGCTGAGCTCGCCCCGATCATGGACAAGGTGAAGGCGGCCATGGAGGCCACTGGACTGACCATGACGGAGCTACGGAATCAGGCCATCAACATGGCTGCTCAGATGGGCATCTCGGTGGAGGACGCCTTCGACCAGATCGTCGCCGCGGCTGAGGCCGGCGAGGACGTCATTGTGGAGGTCGCCCAGACCATCAACGAGAAGTGGTCCAGCGCCTTCGAACTCATCGGTCAGGATGCCACCATGACGGGGGCTGAAGTAGCCGAGCAGTTCAAGATCCTCGCCGGTGACCTCGGCTTGTCGGCTGAGCTCGCCGCGAAGCTCCAAGGACAAGCGTCCAAGGCCCACAACCAGTCCGTGCGAGACGGCTACCGCCAGCAGCTCGCCGCCTTCGACCTGACCAAGAAGGAAGAGAACGAAATCATCCGGGCGATGATTAAGAAAGCCCGCCAGGATGAGCGCGAGGCTGAGAGGGCCAAGCGAGTTGAGCTCCGCGAGACCCTCAAGGAAATCAGGCTCATCGAGAAGGAGAAGAGGCTCGCTGCCAAGGCCACCCACGACAAGATGATGCTCTGGGTCGGTCAGTACGTTGCTGCGTGGACGGGAGCAGCCTCAACCATCTCCGGACTAACCTTCGATCCCGCAACCGGGAACGTCCCCTCCTTCGCCACGAACCCAGGAGAGCACAAGGTTGTTCCTGGGCCGCTCGGAGCGCCGATGCCGGCGATCGTGCACGGCGGCGAAGTCATCGGAACTCCGGCCAACGTCCCGGCCGAAACCACTCATGCACCCGCGGCCCGTTCGACCTCGAGCGGACCAAGCATGGAAGACGTCGTCGACCAGCTGATAAGTCTGGAAGACGCAATCCGCAACGAACTGCCCGACGCCATGAAGCAAGCCGCTCGACATGGTGCGAGTACAGCCTCACGGCGATAGGAGAGACCAATGTCTGCAGCAAGTGATTATCTCGAAAACAAGTTCCTGGATCACGTCCTAGACGTGGCCGCCTACACCGCCCCCTCGGCGGTGTACTGCGCTCTCTACACCTCAGCTCCGTCGGACGCTGGTGGTGGCACTGAGGTCTCAGGCGGTTCGTACGCTCGTACGGCCATCACCTTCTCCGCCGCGTCGAGTGGTGCGACCTCCAACTCGGCGGACATCACGTTCCCGACCGCGACCGGTTCGTGGGGCACCGTTACCCACTTCGGCATCTTCGATGCGAGCTCCGGTGGCAACCTCCTCGTCTGGGGCGCCTTCTCGGCCTCCAAGGCGGTCGGAACCGATGATGTGTTCAAGGTCTCCTCGGGCGACCTCGACGTAAGCATGGACTAATCCCATGACAACAACGTACCCCACCACCGTAGACGCGACTGACGAAGGCGGTCACCTGACGAAAGTCGGTGAAGGCTTCGTTCAGGAGTCCACCGTGGACGGCTCGCACAGTGCTGGTGCGGGTACGTTGACCGTTGCGGATGCAACTGGCTTTGGATCCGTCGGTTACGTGGTAATCGGCGGATCCAATCCAGAGGAAATTCCGTACGCCTCGAGGACGGGAACGGTGTTCACCCTCGAGGGAACTCTGGCCAATGCCCACGCGGATGGAGACCCCGTTGTCTGCCTTCCAACTGGCCTTCGCTGGAACAACATTATTGATGCTCTAGTGGCAGTCCAGAATGCCGTTGGAGTCACGGGCTCGTTCAACTTCTTGCTGACCGCCGGCGGTACGATGTCTGGCAACCTCAGCATGGGTGACAATACCATCACCAACTTCAATCTGCTGGTTGGAACGGCTGACGAGCTCATCGCGTTCAGGTCTGACCACGACGTGCTGGTTGACATCGACTATGATGACGATTCGACCTCTCGCAAGTTCTATGTTCGGAAGAACGCCAGCGGTACACCAGTCACTCTCTTCCAGGTCAACGAAGATGGCTCGGTTGAGTTCAGCGGGGATCCCGGAACGAGCGGTCAGGTGCTCACCTCTGGTGGTACGAGTGCGGAGCCAACCTGGGAAGACGCTTCAGCAGGTTTGCCTAAGGGCTACATCGCCGGACTGACTCTCCGCAATGATACCGACGCCGACCACGACATTGAGATTAGCGTGGGAGTTTGCCGAGACGACGCTGACACGGCGGACGCCGAACTGACCTCCGCGCTGACGAAGCGGATTGACGCCGCATGGGCGGTTGGTGACAATAACGGAGGAATGGCAACGGGCACCGTTGCTGCTGATACCCCCTACTACGTTTGGATTATCACAAAGGATTCAGATGGGTCCGTTGACGCCATGTTTGACATCGCTGCTGCGGGAACGAACGTCCCCTCTGGGTACACTGTGCATCGGCGCATTGGTGTCATCTCAACCGACAGCAGCAGCAACGTTCATGCGTTCGACCAAGCTGGCAACATTTTCAAGTTGCGGAAACCAGTCGAAGCAATAGACATAGCCCCCGTTTCTACGGGTTCGGAGGGGTGGAATGGTTGGACCGACGTTGACTTCGGGGCCATAGGGGGAGGCACCGTGGCGATGTTCGTTGAAGTGCTTGTAGTTGGATCCGACCAAGCAAACACAACCATGCAAGTTCGTCCAGACGGAGAAACTGTTACGAACTGGGAAGACATGCAGGCGTTTGCCGCAGAGGGCCTGAGCTACTTCAATAATCTCAGTGGCTCAACGCCGTCCGATCCGTGGCGCAACGATACTAGGCATGGACAGTTCACAAGAACAACAAGTGGCGTGTGCGAGGTGCGGGTTGGTAACAAAAACGCCTCAACGAAAACTGTCGGTGGCTTGATTTACGTTCTCTCCTGGGTCGATACAAGGGGACAAGAATGAGATTAGTTATCTATAACGAAGGTACTGGTGAGGTTACGTACCGGGGGCTTTCAACGACAGCCCCTAGTGGGCACCTATCAATCCCGCTTGCTGATGTAGAAGAGTCACTACGCGAGGAGAAGTTGCACCGTCTACGAGTCGTAGACGGCTCCGTCGTGATGCGCCCGCAGGCCGAGATTGACGCGGAGGAGGATGTACGTAAAGGCGAGCTAGCAGATGATGAAGTCACCCTAATTTTCCGCGCGCTAGTCAATGTGTTGAATGACAAGCTCCCTGCTAATAAACAAATCACCAAGGCCGAGCTAGTGGCCGAGGTCAAGAGGCTACGGGAATAGGGTGAATGGCGGATACTCAGAAGCGGGCATTCTTTGGGAGCCAGTGGGCTTCCTTTGGAGGGCTCAGCTGGTTCTTCGGTGGCGGTGGTTGGACGGAGTTCGGGGCAGCAGCCTCGGTCAGCTCGTCCATCACGGCCTCCGCCTCCGCTGGTGTCATCCGCGGAGCGGCCGCGGCCGTGGCGGTCACGGTCAGCGCTTCCGCTTCTGGCGAAGTTGGAATCTTTGCCGATGCCTCGGAGGGGATGACCTTCAACGCATCGGCTTCAGCTGGTGTGATTCGAGGCGGAGCGGGAGCTGCCGCGACGAGCTTCAGCTGCTCCAGCGACGGCTTCGTCGAGAGGCAAGCCAACTCCTCGGTCAGTTGGTCAGTAGCAGCTTCCTCGACAGCCGGTGTGGTCCGCGGATCGGATGCCTCGGTGTCTATCTCGATGAGCTGCTCGGGGGATTCCTACGTCGTCAGGCGAGCCGACACAGACGAGGGAATGACCTTCAACTCTTCGGCTTCGGCGGGAGTCATCCGTGGAGCGGACGCAGCCGTCTCCATCGACTTGACCGTCTCAGCCTCAGCCTATCGAGAATTGGGTGGGACGGCCACAGTCTCGACGGCCATCTCGGCGAGCGCCGACGGGTTCGTCGAACGTGGAGCCGCCGCCTCAGTCGCCGCCAGCGTCGCAGCCTCCTCGAGCGGCTTCGTCGTGAGGTCCGCGGCTGCTTCAGTTTCTACGGCGATGACCGCCTCCAGCTCCGGCTACGTCGAACGGTACATGGCTGCTTCAGCCTCCCTAGCCGCCACCGCCTCCGCGGACTCAGCCGTTCAACTCGCCGGAGCTGGGTCGGTCTCGACCGCCTTCTCGACCTCGGGATCCATCACCGTGGAGCGTGGGTTCGATGCCTCCGTGGCGATCGCACTCTCGTGCTCAGCCAGCTCTTACCTGGTGGCAAGTGGATCGGCCAGCGAAGCACTGGTGGCTTCGGCCTCAGGCTCGGGCTACCGAGAGGTCTACGCCACGGCTGCAATCTCGGTTCTTGGAATCTCCTCAGGTGGCTCAGGATTGATCCTGGGAGCGTCCGGAGTTCTAAGCGTACAAGTAGCAGCGTCTGCAGCTCCAGGCGTCATACGGGGCGCCACAGGAGTCTGTGCAGCCGCTTTGAGCAGCTCAGCTACGGCCGGTGTCGTCCGCGGTGCGGATGCCTCGGTCTCAATCGGAATAACGACCTCGGCCAGCGCTGGTGTGGTTCGTGGTGCTGCGGCTTCCGCTTCGGTTGCAGTTACCTCGTCGGGAACACCACTCCTGGAGCTGGGCGGCACTTCTTCTGTCGCACTGGCCGTCGCATCATCCGCTTCTGCGGGGATCGAGCGGTATGCGGACGCGGCCGAGGTCATCTCTCTTTCCAGTTCATCGACCGCCACAGTCGAGCGTTATTTGGACGCCTCGGTTGGGCAAACTATCTCCGCCAGCGGTTCGGCTTTCACCGAGCTCGGGGGCTCAGCGCAGGCTACAATAGTCGCGAGCGCTTCTGGTACCGCGATGGTCATACGGGGTGCGTCGGCGGCAGTAGTCGTCAGCGGTATGACCAGCGGCGGATATGGACTCATCCTGGGAGCCTCCTCTGGTGTCTCGCTGGTGGTCTCAGCATCGGCCGAGAGCCGAGTCATCGTAGGTGGTCCAGTGATTGAGATGGAATTCAGTACCGGAGTGTGGACGGACGTGTCCGCTGACGTGCTCTTCCATAAGGGAGTGGCTTGGAAGCGAGGCATCCGCGGGTCTGGCCCGGACGACCTCATCGCCGACATCGGCGAGATGCGTTTCTACATGAACAACGCCGCCTCCAACTCAGGTGGCACGCAGAGCTACTACTCACCTGGGCACGCCAACGTTCGGTCCGGGTTTGAGGAAGGTGTTCGCGTCCGGTACACCATCACCCAGGACGCCGCCACTCGTTACGTCTTCATGGGCGAGATGACCAACGCTCGACCGTTGCCTGGGGCCTACGGCAAGCAGCACACCCTGGTCGTCGTGAACGACTACATGAAGCTGCTGGACGATTACGATTCGATGCAGGTTGGGCTCCAGGAGAATCAGCGGTCAGACCAGTTGGTCTCGACCCTCCTCGCCCTCCTCGACCGCGCCCCCGAGAACGAGACCATCGCCACAGGGTCGGACACTTACGAGTTCGCCTTCGACGACCTTGGTGGTGGCTCGCCCAGTATGCTCTCAGTCATCGCCGGAATCTGCCGCTCAGAGCGCGGGCGGTTCTACGTTCGTGGCGACACTTCCGACGGAGAGACGGTCCGCTACGAGTCACGCCATACCCGCACCTTGGAAGCGGTCGCTGAGACCTTCGTGGACACGGAGCTCATCGACATCGTGGTGCCCTCCGATGTGGATAGGATCTTCAACGATGTGGAGGTCGCCGTCTTCCCTCGCCGGGTAGACACCACGCTCCAGGTTCTGATTGATGCCGAGTCTCCGATTGAGGTGGCCGCTGGTCAGTCCGTTGTGGTGTTCTTGGACTGCCGCGATCCGAACAACGAGGCGGAGTACGTGGGATGGAAGAACGTCACCACCCCCGCCTCAGGCGTGGACTATTCCGGCAACTCCGCTGAGGACGGCACCGGCTCAGATGTCACGAGCGATATCACCGTGGCCATCACGGCCGAGTTCGCTTACGGCGGGAAGTTCACCTTGACCAATTCCGGGACGAGCACGGCATGGGTGCGAGGCGGAACGACTGAAGGCTTCCAGGTTCGTGGATACGGCCTCTACCGGTACGGAGCTCACGTCTCCCAAGGTGAGAACGCAGTGAGCATCGCTTCGAGCATCGGCCGTCGCCGACTTGACTCGCGGATTGACATGCCCTACCAGAGCGATCGCACCGTCGGTCAGGGAGTCGCAGACTTCATCGCCAACCTCCACGGTGACCTCGATCCTCTGCCCACTTCACTCACTCCCAAGTGTGGCGTTCCCGCCATCCTTGCTCGCACACTCGTGCTAGACATCGGCGACCGCCTGAAGGTCTCCGAGACGGTCACAGGAATGACCACCGCCGAGGTGCACATCAACGCCATTGAGGGTGTGACAACCCCCAAGGGCACCACCATCAAGTTGATCGTCGCCCCCGCCGATACGACTGATGTCCTCATCCTCGACGATGCCGATGCCGGCAAACTCGACACAGGCCGACTAGGGTACCAATAATGAAGCTCCGCGGTGCGATGTCTCTCCACGAAGTTGCCAACGAAGGCCAGTGCCAAATGCGGTACGAGCAAGCCCTCGCGAAGATTGTACTGGCAGACCCAGATACCTGGCGAGTTCAGCGGACGTACGAGACGCCCCTGGACGTCGAGGCCAACCACGGCGTGTGGCTGGTCAAGTGCCCTGAGGTCCAGTGCGATAGCGGCATCACTGGTGAGCGAGACTGGGCCAACGGCCGATGCTTCGCTTGCGGCTGCAAAGTCACTTTCAACTGGCCGGACGCCTTCGACACGATTGAGCTGTTGCTGGTCCGCCGACGCGCCAAGAATCAGAACTGGCTACCGGGTGAATCGGTAGCCGATCTTCAAGCCGAGAACGTGATTCTCGGAGTGGACGACGGGGTCTAACTATGGCTATCAACTCACCCAAGACATGGGTAGCGGGGACGGTCCTGACCGCCTCCGATCTGAACACCTACCTGCGGGACAACCAGAACACGATCCTGACCTGCCTCAACGACTCAGGCCGTATCGAGTTTGAGAACGCAGACGAGCTGACCATCAGCTCCGCCGCCATCACGGTGGTGAAGAACTTCTACCGCGTGGACACGGAGTCAGATGCGTCCTCGGACACGCTCTCGACCATCACCCTGGGCACGGACGTAGGGGAAGGCTTCGTGCTCGTTCTGCGGCTCGAGAACACGGCTCGAGAGGTTGTGCTCGACAGCGGTGGGACCAACATCGATATCCCCTCTGACTTCACCATGAACGCCAACAACCCGGTGGTCATGATGATCTACGACGGGACCAACTGGCGGATGATTAGCGGAGGCGGAGCGGGAGCACCAGCACCGACCATCCTCCACGCTGCTGCCCTCTCGTTGCCGGACTCCGGCTACTGCTCAATCCTGCGAGCCAACGAGACCCAGGTCGCCGTCATGGAAGCCTCCTTCGCAGACGGCTCCACGGAGGAGGGTTCCTTCTGCTTCGTGGCTCCCGATGATGTGGCTACGACCTGCACGATTGAGTTCTTCTGGAAGGCAGCCGTCGCGGGTGGCAATGGCCGCTGGCAATTCGACGGTGAGGTGGTTGACGACGGGGACGCCTCGGACTTCGCCACGTGGGGCGAGACGGTAGTCGCAGACTACGCCGCGGACGGTACCTCAGAGGACCTCACCAAGTCCACCTCCGCCACCTTCACTTGGGCGAGCGATCCGTCTGGTCAGCTCTGCTACTTGAACGTGACTCGAGCTGGTGGCCATGCTAACGACACCCTGGGCGTAGCAGCTGCTCTGCGTTACGTCCGCATCGTCTGGCAAGCAGCATGATCCGCCGCCATCAGATCTACGGCTCCGAGGTTGAGGACACCTTCGGCGGCTCCGGCACACCTCCCTCTGACATGACCGAAATCAGTGGAACGTGGGAGGAAGCCGGCGGCGAGTTCCGTTCGGACGATACCACCAACAATACGGCTCAAGAGGCCTACTACAACGCGGCTTCGTTCTTGTCTGGGGTGGCCCTTAAAACCTCGGTACACGGTGGGTCCGCTCAGCAAGTAGTTGGCTGGGGAGATGGTACCGCAGGGCTGCTAGGTGTGGGCGCTGGATTCTTTGGCGGTGGGCTATCAGGGTATGACACTATTCAAACCGCCGGCTCACTAGACTTTCTTGACCGGTCAGTGGGCACTGAAATTGGTTGTGTCGTGTTCGGCAATGAAGCATACGGATTCGATACAACACACGTAAGCAATGATTCAGACTTCACTGAGCTGGAGGGAGCTCAAATTCTGAGTGCCTACATCTTCGGAATTGCTTCTGCAACAACCTGGGACGGAGCCAGCAGAGTTCACTTTTACTTGTTTCCTCTAAGTGGCAATGCTACTGACGAGGATGGCTTCCAATGGGTACGCATGAAGCCAGCCGCCCCCTTCAACGCAGCAGCTCTAATTCAATAAGGCGCAACCCTCATGTTTCTCTGGACAGACCTCACCTGGATAAAGTCAACTGTGGTGCCCCAGGTGGTCGGCATCGCTGGCGGAATTGCTACTGGAGAGCTCATGGCAAGTTGGGTCGGTATCCTCCCTTTTTCGGCGTTCATCACTCAAGACCTCGGACCCATATCTCAGATCCCTGGTCTAGGCCAATATCCCTTCGTTGCCGTCATCTCGTTGATCGCCTGGCTGTTACTGACGAACGTCACCAAGACCCTCAACGAGAACACCTCCGCCACCGGCCGCCTGTCCAAGAAGGCGGACCACCAAACAGCCGTCTTGCTTCTCCTCTACGAGCGGGATAGGACGGACAAGATGCCTGAGGTTCGTGACCTCCTAGCGCGCCTCAAGGAGGCCGAAGATGGTTAACGCACCAGACTGGTTAGTTCCGCTCTCGCAGCTACTGACTTCGCTTGGCCTCTTCGCCATCGGTTTCCAGATCGCCATTGACACCGCGACTGGCCGCTTCGTGGGCTACCACGGATGGGTTCGATCTAGCCTATTGATGCTCATAGGCTTCCACTTCATGGAGGTCTCCATGGGGGTCACGCCCTTCCTCCTCGACCTGGCCACCGCGGTTACCGCCTGGGCTGTATTTGCCATCACTATATGGGACCGCTACTACAACATCCCATCGATCCTCGACACCGCCGGTGACCCGAACGACGTGACCACCACGACCATCGCTCGGATACTCGATATGGAAGAAGAGCTTCGTGAGCACCGAGCCAAAGCGGAGTGTGCTAATTGAGAGTGTCTCCTAAGCTCGCCTGGGTCCTCGACCAGGTATGGGCGGCCGAAGGTGGAGTGGCCAATCACAAGGACGATCCAGGCGGTTTGACGAACCGCTATGGAATCACCTGGCAACTGGCTGAGCGGTACGGTCACAGCACTCCCATCGGGATGACTCGCTTCGATGCCGAGCACATCGTCATGGCCGAGTGGTGGGAGCCGATGGGGCTCGAGCTGGTGAGCTCCAAATACATCGCCCACGAGCTCATGGATTCAGCCTATAACATGGGCACCTCAGCCGCGGTGAAGATCGCCCAGCGAGCCGTGAACATGATCGCCGCTCAAGCCGGCGGAGAAGCCTTGATTATTGACGGAAGGATAGGCCCTAAAACCATCAGGGCTCTCAATCACCTCGTAGACAAAGGATATGAGAAGCAACTCTACCATTGCATGAACGGATTCCAGTTCGTTCGCTATCTTGAAATCTACTCCCGTGGACCGTGGGCCTCTTCGTTCATCGCAGGATGGATGATGAGGCTGGCCCGCTTTCCAGAGATGTTGCCTTGAGTGAAACTGAACTCCCATTTTTCCGTCAGGGCGATGGCCCAGGCTTCCGTGTCACCCACCCACATCGCAACTGCCACGTAGTGGAATTCGAGCCCATCACACAAGCTTCAAATGGAGACCTTGTGGCGAGCGCTCTACTCCAGTCTGACAAGCACTGGGACTCTCACAAGTGCGATCGCGAGATGGCTCTTCGTCACATGCAGACCGCGGTGGATGGCAACATCCCGATCCTAGGAAACGGTGACAACACAGACGTGATGGATTCCAAAAAGGATCCTCGCCGGGAAGTCATGGCGATGCGAGACGAGCTGCGGCAAGTGGCTCAGCGCCAGTGGATCGAAACGGGCGGTGACCCGGACCACTACATCCCTATCGGTGCGATCCCGTACCTCGATGCGGTGGAGCTCGAATTCGCGGAAGCTCATGCTCCCTTCGGCCGGCACATGGTCATGCTGGGAGATGGCAACCACGAGACCGCGATGAACCGCCACAACGACATCGACATCGGCGAGCGGTGTGCGGCTCACATCCGTCGTCTGGCACCGGGCTCGAGGCTCGCTCGAGGCGGCTATTCTGGCTGGGTGAAATTCAAGTTCACCATCCACGGTTCACAGATGTCTCTCTTGCTCCACTACTACCACGGGTGCGGCACCGGTGGGCAGGTCAGCAACGGTGAGATCTTGCTCGCTCGGCTGTTCGAATACAACCCGATGGCCGATATAATCTGGGTCGGTCATATCCACGAAGAGAAGGCCTCGACGCGCACTGCGTGGAGGGTCTCGCCGACACTCAAAGGCGGACCAAAGAGCTGGGAGCGACTGGGCATCATCACTCCCGGATACAAGACTCGTGGTGACGGTCATGAAGGGTTCCTAACGCAGAAGGGAAGCAACAAGCCGAAGCCAGTTGGAGCGGCATGGTTGGACTTCCAATGGTTCACCACCGGTGAGGGCGGCCGCAAGGTCGTACCCGTATGGAGAACGGCAAGATGATTGACATGCTAGATACAGCCCTAGACCTCATTCGCAATTTCTCTGCGAAGACCTGGTCCAAGGGTATGAATTCAACCCGTGTGGACAACGCCGAGGAGGCGATCGTCCGGGCGAAGAGGAAGTTCACCAAGGGCCGAAAGCTGAAGGCCATCCTGGGCGAGCTGAAGCGCGCTCAGCGGTACACCCGAGGCATCAAGCCGCAGCGCAAGCCGGACGCTCGCAAGCGGCTGAAGGCGCTCGAGGACCTGGACGCCGCTCGAGCCGAGCTCATGAACGCCGTCGCACCGACCCATGGTCCTGCGATCGTGGTGTGGGTTCAAGACCTCTACGCTTGGTCTGACGAGCAGATCCTCGAGATGCTCGATTCGATCGAAAGCACCCTAGGCAAGCGGGGAGCGATCGGCTTCAACGTCATGCCCTTCGGTGAGATGCTTGAAATGGACGCCAATGAGTTCGCTCACGGTGGTGACCTGAGCAAGCTGAAAGACATCTTCCTGGATCGCCTCGTGTGGATCGCGGAGGAGGCCATCGACCGAGGTCTCGGAGTGTACGGTTGGGGGCTACCCTGGCCGACCATCCGTCGCAAGAAGATGTACAACTTCAACTGGCATGGTCAGGTGATCGAAGACGGCCACTGGTCTGGCTGGGCTGGTCCAGCTGTCCCGGCCGGCAAGGCGGTCCACTCGACCATCCGCCGGATCCTCCCGAACAAGGTCATCCTGGTTGATGGAGTGGAGCCTCACGCACACGGGATGGAGGTTGGTCCGCCTCTCAATCGATACCAACTCGATATCCTTTCCGTGGACCCCTCGTGCATCCAGTCGTGCAACTCCGCGAACGAGTCCAGCTCGTCGCTGACGATCGCCCGGCCTGACGTCCACATGAACCCCGCGCTCGGTGTCCACGAGTTCTTCCCGTACGGACCCACGGGTGGTTTGAGGACGACCGATGGCTGGGGCGTTGGCTCGAGCAAGATCTACGAGGATGGCCGCGGTTATGCCGGCCTCCCTGGTGGCTCTGTGAAGGAATCCACTCGGTGGTTCGTTGAAGAGTATATCCAGGCCGAGGCGGAGCGACGAGAGGCCTTCGTGGTGCTCCACACAACCGCCTGGTCGGTCAAGAACGTGACGCAGGCCAGAGCGCTCGAAGAGGGTGAGCTCGGGCCTGAGCGGCCGATGCTCTTCCGAGCCGACGTCCAGCCGTTCCGCGAGGCCTACGAGGCGATGGCCAAAGTGGAGTTCGTCGAGGCCGGTGACGAGGTCGACATCTCCGATGCGATCGTCGCTTCGAGGAACGCCCAGGACATCGCCAGGTGGCCGATTACCGCATCGCAAGCGGGAGTCACCTTCGCGGACCGATACATCCGCCAAGACCACGACGGTGCATGGCCTCTGGCACTCCGCACGAGTTCCTCAGGAAAGCCCATCATGATCGAGGGCAACGTGTGGGTCGGGGCGTGGATCAACGGCAAGCTCCACATCGGCACTTATGAGTTCGTCGCTCCCAACGGGGCGGAGGGCCGGAACAAGTCGCTTGGTGGTGATGTACCAGGTGAGATTGGCGCTCACATCAAGGACGGACCTCTCGCCAACTGGCACCCCCAGAACGGTGAGCGAGTGATCTTCTTCAGCTCTTCGATTGCTCGCGGCAACGACCGCTCGGTCGAGGACCAGCGTGGTCCGGTCATCGAGACCGTCTGGGGGAAGAATGCCTAGCGCCGAGCAGAAGGTTGACCAGCTGGTAACTCTCGTCCGCGGGCTGGTGGTCTGGGCGTTGCTCTTGTCCATGGAGGTCTTCGACTTCATCGACATCGACATTGACCCGGGCGACCAGCTTCCGGAACTGACCTGGTCCCATGTCTTGGCTCATGGCCAGAACGTCGTCGCAGTGCTGGTGCTTCTAGGTGCGATCTTCCGCGCTTGGCACGGCATGAGGAAGGCCTCTCGTGGCAACTGACTGGAGCGTCATAACGTTCAATCCGGCTGACTCCCCTCAGCTCGATGCGATCGCCACCAGCATGCCGTTGATCGGCAACCTACGTGTTCAGGCATCGCGGTCGATGTGGGAGGATCATGGCCGCCCAGGAGGCGATTACATCTCCTGGGCGACGGAGGCTGCTCTTCGGCCGATGAGACGTGGCTACAACGTACGCCTCGGACTAGCTGACGGACCCAGGGACTTCCCCGAGCTGCCGGACGCATGCGTACGAGTGTATGAGCGAATAGACGGCTACAGGGTCCGCACGCGAGTCGGCAAAGGCAAGCGGCGACGGTGGCGAGAGACGCGACCGCCTGGTCGGCTCCAGGGAATGTACTTCGACGGCGAGTGGGAAAACCCAGTCTTCGTCGGTTCGGGTGGCTGGACGGCTTGGCATCAGGGGATGACTCCGGCGATGCAGGCCATGAAGGCGATTCATCCGTCGGTGCCCCTCATCGGACCTGGTGGAACCCACAGCGACGACCACACCTTGATTGACTTGCTCGCCGCCATCGAGCAGAACGGTGTGAGGCCGGATATCTTCTCCGCCCACGTCTACTTCGACAAGGGATGGGAAGAGGCTCGAGACCGAGTTGTCTGGCTCCAGGAAGTGTCCCGCCGGTTCGGCTACGAGCGCTTCGCGGTCACTGAGTCAGGAGTCACAGGTCAGAGGTCCAAGAACCCCTTCATCGGTGGGAAGATCTACAAGGACGGTCTGAAGGGAACGACGGCCGAGAACTTCGACCAAAGGCTCCTGTGGATGAAAGCCTTTTGGGACAACTTCGACGGCATCGATTGGGTCGACTACTACCAGATTACGGAAGCTGGTGTGGTCGAGGATCATGGTATTGGTTTCGGCCTCTTCGAGGCTGATTGGACGCCCAAGCCGGGCACACGTCTCTGGCAACCAGGGCACAACTGAAGGAAGGTAAGAATGCTCACGAAGGAAATCATGAGGGAGGAGGCCAAGACGGTCGCCGTGGCCCTCGACAACTTCATCGCTACCATCATCGACAAGGCCGCGGACGGAGACTCCGCGATCGCCTTCGTCGGTGAGCTCATCGCTCAGGGTCCGAGCCTCTACGGCGGAGTGGAGTCTGGGTTCGATGACGACGCCAACAAGGCTCGGTTCGGGGCGCTCGTCGTCGCTGAGCTGGGCAAGCTCCAGGCTGAGCGGCATCTGCCTCTCACCCAGGGTGAGTCAGTAGGCCCGGAATAGGGCCTCAAAGCCGCGGAGCTGGCTGTCGTCGGCTCCGCGGCTTCAGGAGATTCCATGAACCCTCTCAAGCTCGTCGAAGCCGGCCTCAGTCTGCTCGACAAGATCATCCCTGACGGGACTCGTGGCCAAGAGCTGAAGGCTGGCATCGTCGTCAAGGCGCTCGACGGAATCGGCTCGGCTCAGAAGTGGCTGGCCATCATCTTCGGGACCAGCCTCTGCCTCTACATTCTTCTTCCCGTCGTGCTCTTCCCATTTGGCGTCCAGATTCCCATTCAGTGGTGGGCGATCTTCTTGCTGGCCGCCTTCACCTGGACCCTCCTTGGACGGGACCTCAAAGACTTCCTCAAGCTCTGGAATGTCTTCACCAAGGAACGAGGTCTCCCACGAGATAAATGATCCCGCGGGGCGGTCGTACCACTTGCGCCGCTACGACCGCCCCTTAGCCCTCAGCCGGGTTACACCTTCCCTGGCTGAGGGCTTCTATTTTGGCCCCAAACGCACACGGAC